TCTACAAAGCGATATTAAATTTTAATGAATTATGTAAAGGTAAGACAATAACATTAGCTGATGCAAGAGAAATACATGAATACTTACCAGACAACCCATTTTTTAAAATAAAAGATAATAAAACATATTACAATATGGATGATTTTGGTTATGGTAAAGATGCTCTTTGGTATGATTTGTTTACAAGAGCTGACCAAGATGAATGTTTTTATATAAGAACAATGTTGTCTAATGGAGATAAATTATCCAACCTACCTCGAATAGAAGTCTCAACTATTCATGCAGCAAAGGGTGGTGAGTGTGACAATGTAATTTTAGTTTTAGATAATGCTAGAAAAATTAGACAGTCTGTAGAAAACAATATTGAAAAAGCAGACGAAGAACACAGAGTTTGGTATGTTGGTTCGACTAGAGCCAAAGAAAACCTATACTTATTAAAACCAAAGAAGGAACGATATGGTTATTCTTTGTAGTTTTATACAGAACGGGATAGAAGGGTTGTCTAACTGGAGAGTGGCAGCTTCGGGTCTTAACAGACAGAGTTGGTTCGGGGACCTTCAACTCCCAAATGTTTTATCATCCCTGTTAAATCAACAACTGCCACAATATAAAGGAGAAAAATATGACTAATAAAGATATGTTTAATGATGCTTTTCCACAAGATAAGCAGATAGGCGGGAGTCACTACAAAGACTTTTACATACAGCCGTATGAATTTATTTCTAAGAATGACCTTTCCTTTTTTCAAGGAAACGTTATAAAGTATGTGTGTCGTTATAAAAATAAAAATGGCATACAAGACCTAGAAAAAATAATTCATTACTGTGAATTAGAAATTAAAAAAATGAAAGATACGGATGGCAAAAGAAAAAGGTAGACAATGGGATGGTAAATCTCGGCCTTCCAATAATGTTTATAAAAAACGTTGGAATGAAATTTTTGGTAAGAAGAAAGAAAAGACCTTACATGAAGTAGCTATGGAAGGTTATGAAGAAGAGAAAAAAATATTAAAGGAAGAGGAATAATGAAGGTACCTATATTTACAGCACAAACAGAATGGATTGAACCGGAAGAGTTTCCAGATTTAAGACAATATGATGAAATTGCAGTTGACTTAGAAACAAGAGATCCTGATTTAAAAACTAAAGGATCTGGTTCTGTTATTGGTAATGGTGAAGTTGTAGGTATTGCTGTAGCTGTAGCTGGTAGAAAATTTTATTTTCCAATTGCTCATGGATCAGGAAGCAACATGGATAGAAAAAAAGTATTGAAATGGTTTTCGGATACCATGGCAACTTCTTCTATAAAAATATTTCACAATGCAATGTATGATGTATGTTGGATACGTAATTTAGGTATAAAAATCAATGGTTTAATAGTAGATACAATGATTGCTGCAAGTCTTATAGATGAAAATAGATTTGCATATAGTTTGAATGCATTGTCCTGGGAATATTTAGGTCATGGTAAAAATGAAGCTGCATTAAATGAAGAAGCAAAATCTAGAGGATTAGATCCTAAAGCTGAAATGTGGAAGTTACCACCAATGTATGTTGGAGCTTATGCTGAAAAAGATGCTGAACTAACTTTAGAGTTGTGGCAAAAATTTAAAACAGAAATAATAAATCAAGATATAGAATCTATTTTTAATTTAGAAACAGATTTGTTTCCTTGTCTAGTTGATATGAGATTTAAAGGAGTAAGAGTAGATGGAGAACGGGCTCTATCATTAAAAACACAATTACTGCAGCAAGAAGAAAAGTTATTGCATGAAGTAAAAACTGAAACAGGAATAGATCCTCAAATTTGGGCGGCAAGAAGTATTGCAAAAGTTTTTGATAAACTTGGTTTAGAGTATTCAAGAACCGAAAAATCACAGGCACCATCCTTTACTAAAAATTTTCTTTCTGAACATGCTCATCCTTTAGTTCAGAAAATAGCACAAGCTAGAGAAATTAACAAGGCACATACTACATTTATTGATACTATTTTAAGATTTGAACACAAAGGTAGAATTCACGCTGATATAAATCAGATAAGATCCGATCAAGGTGGAACTGTAACAGGAAGGTTTAGTTATTCTAATCCTAATTTACAACAACTGCCAGCAAGGAACAAGGACCTTGGACCAATGATAAGATCTTTATTTTTACCAGAAGAAAATTGTACATGGGGTTGTTTTGATTACTCACAACAAGAACCAAGATTGGTTGTACACTATGCAGCTCTACATAAATTTCCATCTGTATATGATGTTGTTGATGCATACAACGATAATACAAATACAGACTTTCACCAAACAGTAGCAGAAATGGCTGACATACCTAGATCACAAGCCAAAACAATTAACCTAGGTTTATTTTATGGTATGGGTAAAACTAAATTACAAGCAGAACTTGGAGTAACAAAAGAAAAATCCGATGAACTATTTAATCAGTACCATGCAAAAGTTCCTTTTGTTAAACATTTAATGAATAGCGCATCTAATAGAGCTCAAGCTCAGGGTCAAATAAGAACATTACTAGGTAGGTTATGCAGGTTTCATTTATGGGAGCCTAATATGTTTGGTATGCACAAAGCAATGAGCCATGAAGATGCACTCAAGGAACATGGACCAGGGATTAAAAGAGCTTATACATACAAAGCATTAAACAAATTAATTCAAGGTAGTGCAGCTGACATGACTAAAAAAGCAATGGTGGATTTATATAAAGAAGGAATTGTAGCACATATACAAATTCATGATGAATTAGATTTATCTGTAGAATCAAAAGAACATGCGGATAAAATTATTGAAATTATGGAAAATGCTGTTAAACTTGAAGTACCAAACAAAGTAGATTATGAATCCGGTGAAAACTGGGGAGATATATATGGATGATGACAATATAAGGATAAAAATATGGCCTATCTTAACGCGAACATACCACCTATTTACTGCAAAATTAGGACCGAGTATCTCTATGATATGGACATGGATAAAAAAGGTGAGCAAGACTGCGTTATCTTTGGTTTGGTCTCTATTTCAGGTCGCGCTCTCTTATTTAATATCATGCTTCCCAACGGTGCATGCTTTTGGCGTTTGCCTATATCAGCGTTTTTTCAAAAAGAGTTTTCCAGAGCCGATGTGCCGGATATGCAGGCGAACGAATTACAGTTGTGGAACTGTTTTAGTTACTGGCCTAGTGTCCATTGCTTTGATTGGTTGGCTGGTATAGATGGCAAATATCTAGGAAAAGATAAAAAATTTTATCATGGACAGTATTTATTTACTATTGACTGGGCTCATCCAGAGACTAATATACTCAATACAGAGCATTCTGAAATTCCTCAAGAACATAAGTGTGCACACATACTGGCTCTTACTAACGGGAATTATGCAGCTCAGCCTAATAATCGCATTCTGTGGCATGTTAATAGCTACACTACTGATAACAGCTGGCCTGACTATAAAGTGCAAAATACGGTCTGGGATGTTGAAACTTCGGACTGGGTTACAGAAGATTCTGACAAAATGTTCTATGAAATAGAACCAACGGAGGACAAATGAATTTAGAAAAAGATTTAAAAGAACTGAGAAAACAAAAACAGATGAAAGAATCTGCTATTGCTCAACTTAGAAAAAGAAGTAAAGATTCAATCGCTAGACCAAAAGCGGAGAAGAATATTACTTCTAAAGATCCTAGACTTCAAGGAATTTAAATGAAAAAATATTGTAGTATTTGTAACCACAGGTGTCATTGCGTTGGACAAGGTTATTATGTATCTGGTAACAAATGTGACGCATGTATTTGTGATAAATGTGATTGTGGTGGCGTGAAGCTAGGAGCTAGTGTCAAGAAAAATTTTTGGCAAAAAATAAAAGATTGGTTATTTTAATGTTAGACAAATTCTTGTATAAATTTTTTGAAGGTATAGATAATTTTTTTTCTAAACTAGAAACTATTGCAATAAACATAACTACATGGTTATGGCAACAAAGAGTAAAACTTTTAAGAAAAAAACGAGGGAGAAAAAAATGAAAAAATGTAAACAATGTGAGAAAGAATTTGAACCAAAAGACGAGTTGGATATATTCTGTAATCAAGATTGTAAAGAAGAGGCATTAGCAGAATTAGATTCAGATTCTGATGAGTGTCTATCATGTCA